CCCCCGCAACCAAAAAGGCCGATAACTCAAATGGTTATCGGCCTTTACCTTTTCTCCCCGTCCTCCGCGCTTGTCATGTCAACACTGTGTCAACCAAGCCGTGGGGGGGGAATGGCATGCAGCAGCCGTTCGTCTGGTGTCACGAGCCAGTTCGATTGTTGTATGTTCGATCACAGCGAGGGGCGAAGGCAGCATTTGCAAGGCAGGCCGATTCGACCTATAATGGTCAGGGAGCGTACGAAGCATGGAATACCTCCTAAAGGTCCGGTCCGAAATCTACGATCAGTTTCACAGATCATCGGCCGGCCCAAACCATTTCTTCCAACCTCGGAACGCGGACGCGTATGCTGTCTATTACACTTCAATGTACCTAATTCAGGATACTGGCGAAGCAGTGGCGGTTCATATGGATCGCGACTTTTCGACTGACCCAATGTGCGCCTACCTTGAATTCTGGGGCGTAATGCAGGCAATCGATATCCAGCAAGATGCGATTTTCCAGATACATCAGGCCGTCGTTGGGAGTCCCCCAACTATTCAGGCCGGATCGTCTTGGTCGAGCCTTCGCGACAAGCGTCATCTGTGTGCTGGTCACCCCGCGAACCGATCCCACGGCGTACGCGCTCCGCAGCGGACGTTCATGGGCCGTTCCTTCGGCGAGTATGACCGAATTCAGTATGAGACGTGGGACGCGTGCACTCGCAGGTCAACACACTCCATTTTCAATCTGCGTCAAATGATAAACGGCTACGATCTTGAGGCGCAGGCAGTTCTAAACGTGGTGCTATCGACGATGAAATCCAAGTGGCCTTGAGAGTTGAAGCCCATACTGGGCTTTACACACCCACCGTCGCGATCCCGTCGAGCCGCACCTTGACTTTCGTCACGCCGCTCCCGGCCGCCTCGGTCGCGGTGCCGACGGGGTAGAGGCCGATGCCCGGCGGCACGATTTCCTTCGCCGTGTCGTCCCATGCCACCCGACCGCCCTGAGCGATGACGGCGGTCGAGAGCTTCGGTAGCTCGTAGACACCGGTGGTGGCGATTTCGACCTCCTCTCCGGCCACGGCGTCTGCCGCCGCGACGCCAAAGATGCTGCCGACGAGCACGCCGTCGCCGCTGGCGATATTGGCCGCCGCCGTGACGGAGACGATGTTTCCCTCCTGGATGAACGTCTTCATGGGTCAGACTCCTTTCGAGGATTGAACGCGCACGACCGACACTTGGGCCTGACCCGCGCCGGCGATCCGGCGTTCGAGGTCGGCCAGCGCGTTGGCCATTTCCGTGTCGGTGGCATAGGTGACGCGCTTGCCGTCGTATTCGACGGTGCGGACGCCCTTGTAGCGGGCCTCCATCAGCGCATCACGCCATGCGGTCAGTTGGGCGAGGTCGGCCATTACGCGCCCGCGTTGGCGTACCAGCCCCGGTGATCGACGAAGCCGGCGCCGTAATCCAGGATCACCCGGATCTCGATGCCGTCCACGTCCCAGACGGACCTGCTCTCCACCTGCGGCCCTTCGCCACCGGCGAGGTAGGCGAACTCGAGGCCGTCGATCTCGGACGGATCGGCGGTGACGTACCAGCGGGTGGCGCTCGCCAGCCGGGGCTCGACCACCAGGGACAGGCTCCCTGAGAACGGGTTCACGTCCGCCACCTTGGCCGCCGCTACCGTGGCCAGCCACTTCTCGGCCTCGGTTTCCAGGGCGGGCGGCACCAGCAGGTGCTTGGGCGTCACCCGGATCGGCTGGCCGGAAAGGCCCTGCTGCGTCCTCAGCGCGAGGCGCGCGGCGGAGAGGGTGGCATCCGAGATGACGGCGCCGGTCCCGGCCTTGTTTCCGTGATCGGCGTGGAACAGGACCTTGCCGTCGTCCATCTTGGGGCCGTTGCCGGTGTTGGATTCCAGGAGATCGACCAGGATGCGGGCCTCGGTCTCGGCGGCGGCCTGTCCCATGCGCCGCGCGAGGTCGGAGAGGGCGCCGAGATCGTCGTTGACCAACACCTGGCGTGTGATGCCGATCTTGCGCGCCCAGGTCTCCACCTTGTAGGCCTCACGGGCCTCGGTCATGGTTCCGGCCTTGATCTCTCCGTGCTCGTTCAGCTTCTCCAGCATGGGCGCCTCGCCCAGCATCAGCTTGTTGATGGAGCGGAAATCCTTGGCGGAGGTCTGTCGGCCCAGGCGGCGGATGCCGGAGGGTGCCGCCTGATAGGCGTCGCGCAGGGTGCGCCCCACGGTGTCGCCCAGGATGATCGGGAAGTCCGACGTCGTGTGCAGCGCCCGGGTGATGAGGGAGGCGGGCGACAGGCCGGTGGTCTGGAAACCCCTCAGCGTCAGCAGTTCCTTGGCCATGTCCACCGGCGTCGCATGGGCATAGCGCCGGGCCGGCTCGGAAAGCTCGTGGCTCGGATTGATCCGGGCATAGAGGGCCTCGCCCATCTGCCGGGCGCGGGTCTCGGGCTCGTCGTGGGATTCGACGAATTCCACCCGCGTCCGCTCGGTACGGATGTCGCCGCCACCCCGCTTGGCCAATTCCTCGAAGGCGGCGCGGCGGGCCTCGTCGGCGTCCGCCTGGCGGTCGATCAGGCCGTCCACGAAGGCCTGGTCCAGCCCGGCGACGCGGGCGATGGAGCGGATCTCCGTGTTGATGGCGGCGCGGGTACGAACATCGTCGGCCCCGGCGTTGTCGTCGGTGTCGGTGGGTCGCGCCGGTTTGTCCTCGGGCGCGGCGGTTTGCGGTTCCATGATGCTTTCCTCCATGCGAACGGTTGCGCCCGGATCGGCGGGCGAAGGGACAAGGGAAATCTCGTGCGGCGTCCAGCGGGTCGCGGTGCGGACGCGCTGGCCGTCTTCGCTACCGTCGGCCCATTCCTCGACCGAGTAGCCGACGCTGACATGGCGCAGGATGCCGGCGGTGACGTCCTGCCAGATGGGCTCCACCTCGGGCCGGGCCGAGAACTGGATGGTCGCGGTGCCTTCCTTGCCGGTGACGGCGGCGTCGCGGACGGTGCCGAGCACGTCGCGCACGGCCGTCTGGCGATGGGCATCGAGGACGCTTGCGCCGATCAGCCGGGACAGGTCCACGGCCTTGGGATCGAGGCTCAGGCGCTCGATGTAGCTGCCGTCCAAATCACGGCGCTTGACGGGCGCGCCCGTGGACCAGACGACATCGACGGTACGGTCGTCGGGGTTGACGGACCGGGGCGCGAAGCTGGCGCGCCGGGTGATCAGGGTGATGGCGTCAGGCATTGGCAGCCTCCTGTTGCTGTACAGGCCGGCGGTGCTCGAAGCAGAGGCCGAGGGCGTCGGCGCGCTCCTTGTCGGCGGCGATCTCAGCGTCGATGTTCTCGGCGTCGTAGCCGCGCTCGGAGATGGCCTGGGTGCGGGACTTGAGGCCGGCGTCGATGGCGAGGATCTCCGCCTCCACGTCCTTCTTCGGGTCCACGTAGTCGAACTTGGGCGGCAGCCATTCGCAGCCGAGGTAGGCGGCGGCGTTCCGGTCGAAATCATGGGCCGGCAGGTCGCCCGACAGCACGGCGAGGCGGACGAAGCGTTCCCATACCGGGCGGCAGAACATGTGAACGACCACGTTGTGTTGCAGCTGCTCGACGCGGCGGCGGAATTCGATCAGCCCGGCGCGAATCGAGGAATAGGTGACGCCCTCCAAATCGCCCGAGACCAGTTCGTAGGGCAGGCCCATTCCAGCAGCGACGGCGCGAAGGTGGTTCTTGACGAAGGGCGCGTAGGCGTCGTGCTCGGTCGGGTTGGAAAACCGGATATCGGCTCCGGGCGGCAGCGGGATCAGGCTGCCGGGCTCCATGCCGACGGTGAGGACGCCGGAATTGTTGGTTCCCGACAGGCCGCCCGCGGTGCCGTCCGGGTCGGTGATGAAGCCGGTGAAGAGCGCCGCCACCTTGGCCTTGACCAGGGCAGCGTCCTCGAACTGATCAAGCTCGTGGAGGCGGAGCAGGACCGGAGCCAGCCAGGTGATGCCGCGCAGCTGCCCGGCGGCCAGCGGCTTGAACAGGTGAAGGCAATCGGCGGCGGGAACGCGCAGGGGGTCCATGCGGAGGGGACCAAGCGGGTCGCCCGGGCGGCATGACAACACCCGGTAGGCGACGCGGCGGCCGGCAGGAGAGAACTCGATGCCGGCGCGGATGCGCGCCCCGCCGCCGATCTCGCGATGCAGGTCGGTCGGGACCTGCTCGCGATCCAGAAGCTCGATGGAAAGGGGAACGGAGGGACCGGCCTCGGGCGCCACCCGGAGGCGAGCGAAGCTCTCGCCGCTCTCGATCATCGCCCGCACCGCCATGGATTGCAGGCCATGGAAGTCGGCCAGGCCGCCGGCGTCGGCACGGTCGGTCCAGCGCAGCCAAAGCGCCTGCAGGGCCTCGCGCACGGCGCGGTCGGGATGGGTGGATTGCGGCTTGATGCCGGCGCCGACCACGTTGCCGACCAGGCTGTCCACCGCCGTCGCGACCCACGGATTGTTCCGCGCGTACCATCCGGCGCGGCGCGCCGCCGTGGTCGCGCCCGCCAGGATCGCCGCGTTCAGGCCGTCGACGGTGCGCGCCTGTTCCCAGCGGCGGCCACCGCCCGCCGCGTCAAAGGATCGAGTTCGGCCGTTGCTGGGCCATATGGGGCCGAGAAGCTTCTGAAAGAGAGTCCGCATGCCGCCGATTCTCCCACGGCGCGGATTCCCTGGCTATTCGGAGAGTTTGGGAATGTATGACATCAAGAGAGGGCACTACGGGGATTGTAAAATGATAGGTGACGGGTTACACTTTCCCTGTGATCGTCGGCTTTCGGCACAAGGGGCTGAAGCTCCTCTACGAGAAAGGGGATCGGCGCCGGGTGTCGCCCGAGCAGGCCGA